TAGGCGGCGTTGGGAATGGCGTTGGCGGCGGCGGCGTTGGGGATGGCGTTGGCGGCGGCGGCGTTGGCACTGGCGTTGGCGGCGGAGGCGTTGGTGACGCAGGAGTTGGTGATGGAGGATCAAATGGATCAAATGGATCAGACATATCTATATTAATTTATTACGTTTAAGAATTAGAACTTATACCGTTCACAATACCATTACTACGAACAGGAGCAGTATACGATAATACCTTTAAAGTAGCAGAATTAGAGGCTGAAATCAAAACTGGATAAACGCCAGTTTGAACAGCAGACACTTTTAATGTGAATACTCCCACTTCTGATTGATCTTCAAAAACCACAGAGTTAAGAGATGTTTGTCTTTTAATGCTTCTGTATTTTGGAGTGATTAGTTCCACATTATAAGAATTTGCGCCATTAACAGATTGCCATGTTCCATTAATATCAATCACATCATTTTGCCTATCGAAGTTGCCAGTAGTTAAAGATGTGATTAAAGGAATCCCGCTAAGATCATACTTTACTTGATTATTCACAGAATAACCACTGCCTTCATTCACTAGAGTTTTACGTTCACTAGGGAAAGATGAGAAGAAATCATTTAAATTCTGATTAACTTCAATTTCAGCAAATTTTCCAGTGTCAAATTTAGAAGCAATAATCTCGTATTCATTTAAGTTTAATTCTTTGATTGATTGAATTTTATATATCTCTTGAGAGGTATTTGCGAGAGTCACAGAACAAGGGGTTCCAATCTTAATATTTTCCAATAGAGGTAGTCCAGAATTCTGAGTTATATTAGTGTTAATATGAAATTTTGCACCAAAACTATCTAAACCAGTTGAGCTAGCATTAAAAACAACATTTTGAGGAATATCGGTCTGATACAATTCACTGATGTTTAATTTGCTTGGACTTTTTGCTAGATTATAAAAATCATCAAATTGGTTTTTACCAGTAGGAATCAAAACAGAAAGCTGCGGAGACAATCCTGTGGGGCTAAAATCTTCAGAACTTAAATCAATATTAGTATGAATAATACTGCTTGCCAAATCTACATCCAATACTCTTCCTACATGTTTTTTCAGAGTGCGCAATTCATCATTGATGGAAATTAAATCACCTGGTCTGCAAAGAAGAGTTTCCAAACCTCCTACAAATTGGACATTTTGATCTTCATTGATTGTGGAATAAATAGTATGCTGGCCAATGCGTTTAGCATGAGCGCGGCTGGTTACACCAAAAGTCTGAGCAGAAGTTCTTAAAATACCTCTTGTTTTAATATCATCAGGATCTTCAACGTATTCAATTTTCTCTTTAAATAAATCATCCCTATCTAAATAAGAAACTTCAATAACATTGTATTGCAAATCCTTACGAGAGTTTGTGTAACTGAAAGATCCATCTTTAACATTGCTGTTATTAAATGAAGACATGATTGGCTTTAAACGATCATTCGTAAAGTTGATTTCAGAATTAGTGTAAAACATATTTCCTCTGAATGAAGCAACAATAGATTTAATCATATCAAAAACATTAGTTTTATCCGCGATTACTCCGTTGAAACCATAACGAGGTTCTAAACCGCCATCTGCTGCTGGAACTCCAAGGAACACTCCTTTATTAGTTGTAACATCAACAGCATCACAAAATTGAGCTATCTTATACAATTCCCAATAGTTAACCTGAGTAGGGGAAATAAAGTTACCCAAACCATATCTTCTATTGATTAATAAATCAAAAATAATCCAAGCAGGATTATCTGTCCAAGCAAATTTAAAAGTTCCGTCCCAGTTTCCTCTATAAATAATTTTATCATCACTAGTGGGGAAAAGTTTATTAAATCCTTCTAATTCTGAAGATGTGATATAACGCTTATCTTTTCCGTTTGCTTTGAGAGGAAAATAATTACTAGGAACAAAAACTTTTTTAAATCTAGCGTCATAACTTCTAGCAGGAATTTGAGGCAGTGTACGAGCATCTAATTTCAACCCACAAATAGTAGAGTATGGATAAGAAAATGGAAGATTAATAATTTCACTTACTTTTTCTAAAGAAATTTCTCGTTTAACAAGAGAAGAGTAAGACTCATATGTTGTGCGATAAATTCTTATAAAACGAGTTTGATTAGGTTTAGCGGTAGGCAAAATTAATGGAGCAGCAAAACTTTGTTGAGCGCCCATAATAAACCTTGAGTATTGAGGGATAATAGCGGCAGTATTATTTTCCTCTCTTCCAATATCAACACTTGCAGGAGAGTCAGCAGTACCTTTAATTTGAAAATCTTTTACTCCTCCTGATATGATCGTTTCTGTTCCATCTTTATCTTGATAACCAATTTCAATTCTAAAATTAATTACTGAAGGTAAGGTTGTACCAGCATCTACTTTGATAGCTTTTTGTTTATATTTTTGCAAAAGAGTTTCTCTATGAGCTACGTCTCGTAAAACTCTTATAGACATGCTAATATAAACTCTATCTACATTAGGATTATTAATTATATGAACAACTGGAACCGCTGGTTCAGAAGAGTTTTTGAGATATTCTTTATTCCAATCAGAATAGCTTGCAAAAACAGGGCGAAGTCGTGAGTCATCACTACCTTGCGCCCGTAAAGCAAAATCTAAACAAGCTCGTAACAATCCAGACGTATATGTTGGACTCATTGTGTAATAATATGTTGTCGAGTCCCTTCTCAGTCTAAACGAAAGCTCTAAAGCATCAGAAGCTAATTTTACATAACCACTAGGACTATCAATGATAGGTTTTGGACTTGCATTAAGACCATCACTTTCAAAAACTATATTAGAATCAAATTTTCCTGTATTTTTGTTTAAAGTTACTTGGATATTTTTTACATAAGAGGCTTTCTTATTGCTTTTGCTACCACCTATCTTAAAAACCAAACCCATACGAATTATAAAATCAACTTTTTGTGGATCACTTTCAGATTGTAAACAACTAATTATTCGAAATAGAGTAGTTTTACTTGATATTATAGACTTACTGGTTTTAACAATATCAGCATTATTCAATGCTTGGTTTTGATTAGCAGCTAAAGCGTATCCATATTCAAAATCTGTAATAGTATCGTTTAAAACAGCTCTATTTATTCCACTTTTTGCATATTCTGAATTTGGATCGAATTCAGTATTTAAAGTATTTACGCTAGCATATAAAGTAGGAATTAATCTGCCTTTTGCAAAAGGTCCACGCAATAGAGTGCCATAATTTTTATCTAAATAAGTTTTATTAAATAAGCTTAAAGGTTTTTGTAATTCGTCTCCGTTACGGATCTCCATTGAAGCGTTACCAACATTATATTTAGAATCAGAATCTATTAGTTTTATAGATTTGATGCTCTTAATAATTGCATCAATTGAATTTTGCAAAGGCTTATCATTTTCCTTATAAGCAAAAACATAAATTGAACCACATAGGCGATAATTTGAGGTATCATTAATTGAATATACGTCTACATAAGTTAAATCAATTTTAGGCGGAGGAGTAATGAATCTTCTATTTTGCAACTCTGTGCTTTCAAGAGGCAAATATGTTTGATTAGTCAAATCACTATCAAGATATGTATACATATCAAATTTAAAATTTTCAATACTATCTCCAGTAACAGCTAATTTCAAACAAAAAAACGGATAATCTTCATCAAATTCTTGAGGGAAATTTGGTAACAAATAAGATTGGATTTCTTTAGATGATTTGTAATTAAATTTAGCGCCAATAGATCGTAATTGCTTGTAAACAGCGCTATCTGGCGCGTAAGAAGCCTCGTTTAAAGCTTCATTAACTTCTTGAACTGATGAATATATACTATTAGCTATATCTTTTTTAGAATTTAAAACAGAATATCCCACTCCGCTTAAATATCCTGTCAATAAAGGAGCCGTAGAACTTAAAGACTTATCTAAAAAATTATTCTTAGAGTCGTAATATTGACCAGAAAACCCACCAACTATACCTGAAAAACCAGTGGCAATAAAAGAGAGATCAAAAGATTGAGTAATATTATTTCCAACTATAGAAGCAGATTGCTTAACAGGTACATCTTCTAAATAAATACCTTCAAAAATACCAGCGTCATTAACGTATTCACCGCGTTGATTAACTAAACCATCAATGCTTCCATCAGAGATTAAATCCACGTTCTCAACATATTCATAAGAAGAAATAGCTTGCAAATCGCCCATCACTGGGGGCTTCAGAGTTGGTGGTGGAGGTGGCTTTGGCGGCTTAGGGCCACCAGCACCTTTAATAAAACTAAAATTTTTCTTATTAAAATGATTCATATTATTTTGATGGGCTTGTAGCTTCGGAATCCGAACTGTCAATAGTGGCTATTTGATTGTGGCCTTTCTTAGTGGAGCTATTAATAAATTCATCCGTTAATGATAAACTTAATGGGAAGGATTTTAAAGAAGATTGAATAACAAAAGAACCAAGTTTCAATCTTCCGTAGACAAGCGGGACTGGATTACCTTGTTCCACAATGTTTTCTCGATTAGAGAACGCTAAAGATTTACTTAAAGCAGATGTCGCACCTTCAGCGCCAGGAACTCGCGGGTATTCCACCTTTCCAGCCTGAATAAAAGAATATACCGCTGAAGCTATAGCAATAAGAAGACTTATAATCATCCACCATGTGATAGTTGCTCCTACATAAATAGGACCGCTACCTAAAATTAGCGGAACAAAATCTAATCTCTTAATTTTCTCTTTATCGTATTCAATATTCTTAACCCATTTACCGTTAACAACGTAAGTGTAGTGAATATTTTTATTAAATAATTCTTTTAAATCTACCAAAAAATCATCATGATTAGCTTCCATCGCTCCTATCAAATCCCTTGGTTTCGAAAGAGCTATGCGATGCTTCGAACCATATTTTTTTGCTAAGATGCCATGTAAATAAACTTCCGTCATAAATAACCTTTTACCTTTATTGTATTTACATTTGCTTCGTGATTTTGGAGTTCAAAATAATTCATTTTATTTTGACGGGCTTGTAGCTTCAGAATCTGAACTGTCAATAGTAGCAATTTGGTTACTGCCCTTTTTAGAGGAATTGTTAATAAATTCGTCTGTTAACGACAAGCTTAACGGGAAAGATTTGAGGGAAGATTGGATGACGAAAGAACCAATTCTTAATCTGCCATAAACAAGCGGAACTGGATTTCCTTGCTCCAAAACGTTTTCTCTATTAGAGAATGCCAAAGATTTACTAAAAGCGGCGGAAACGCCTTCTGCTCCAGGAACTTGTGGATACTCTACTTTTCCAGCTTGAATATATGAGTATATAGAAGAAGCGATAGAGAGAACAAGGCTTGCTATAGTAAATCCTACCGCGCCACTTCCCCAAATAATAGGAACAAAGTCTAATCTATTGATTTTACCAAAATGAGACTCCCCATTCTTAACCCATTCTCCATTCACTACATAAGTATAGTGAATATTTTTTTTACATAAAACTTTTAAGTCTACCAAGAAATCATCGTAGTTAGCCTCCATAATGCCCAATAAATCTTTTGGTTGCGAAAGCGCCATAAAACGTTTCGAACCATATTTTTTTGCTAGAACACCGTGAAAATAAACTTCCGTCATAAGTAACCTTTTACCTTGTTTAATATATTTACATCTATTTCATGGCTTTGCGGCTCATAAAGCGCAAATTTATTATCGACTACAGAGTAAACAAGAGACAGTAAACAACATGCTTCTGCATTAGCTTTATCCATTTCAGAAAATTCGGCGCTTGTATTAGGGTGAGAATGAAAAATAAATAATAACTCATTTTCGCTTTTGAATTTTAAAAAATCCAAGGGATCAACACAAAAAAAAGAATTAGGCTCTGGAGAGCGATTCGCTAAAATTTGAGCAATGAAATTCTCATCCTTTAATCCCACGAAAGCGCAACATTCAATATTAAAATAACGATCACTATGATCTTTTAAAAATTGAAGAATATTTTCGAAATTATTTTCTACCTTTGTATGAAGCTCCATATTGATATTTGTCTGTTGCTGGAAAGCCGCCAAATGGTAAATAAGCTACAGAAATGTCGGCGTTAAGAGTTGCTGGCACTAAATTATATACAGTTTTTCCTGTATTTGCAGTCGCTCCTATATACCCAGTATAATTGATTCCTGTGTTGGCGAATCTCTTTCTACAAGAAGAGATAACTTTAGAACAACCATCTTTCTCCCAAGGAGAAGAGTCTAAACTAGGATGATTATTTTCTGAAGCTGTATGCTTATTCCTGCACACATACCAAGTGCGAAAAGGATCTTTATCTGTAGTTGCGTAAATGATTTCGCCGCTATTGTAAGACCTACCATAATTCCATTCGTTTTCGGTTGTTTGAAAATTGAAAGTTCCTGTTGGAACAACAGTAAAATCTTGGTCGTTTTCTTGGCAAACAGGTTGGCCAAAATAATTACAGCCAATACCTCTGTATTGCCAATAACAATAACGAGATAATACCAAACGGCCAGGAATTGTAAAATTCTCCAAATCAAACGGAGCAGTCAATTCAAACTCAACAAGCATTTTATTTTCTTGGAGTTTTTGAGAAATGATATAAGTATCTTTATTTATTTCTGCGGTTGGATCGGCAACGCCGAATGGATTAACACCGCCTTCAAAATTAGCATCATCAATATACTTTAAAAAGATTTTTATTCTCTCTAATTTTGCATGTTTAAAGTCATTTTTGCGCCTTAGAACTTGACTAATATTTAAGTTGGCATTACTAATGCGAATACGGGGTCTATTGATTCTGTTAAAAGCATTAGTTTCAAAATCTTCAACCTCTACCGCGATTGGCAAATACGAAATCCCATTTAGTATCACGCCATTTTCAATTCCATGAGAGCATGGATGAAAAGGGTAAAAAGAATCAGGTTCATTGATCGTATCATAATAAAGCTTGTAAAACTCCAAAACCGCAGTTGGCTCTAAATCTATTAAATCGTTGGAGATTTTATCGTTGATTGGCATGACTATAAATAATAAAGGCGTTGAGTATAATTTACACGAATTTCTTGGAGAAAAGGAAGTTAAAGAAGAATTGTATGCTTTATACAAGGTATTTTTCGCTAAATCTAAACCTTTATCCTTTAAAACTAAGACTTTATCTGATCTTCATAGGGAAACCGACAGCTATTTTGATTATTTAATCGCAAACACAAAAATCTTTTATGCTCGTCAAGAATCTAAGATTATAGCTTTTATTGCCTTTGACTCAGAGCGAAAGACTCAGATTTACTCGATAAAAACAGCGCATTTAGCAAAATTAAATGCTTGCGAATTCGTTTTCGCCGCCACAGATCACTGCAATCTTTTCGTGTTAAAAAGAGTAGCATATGATATTTTTCAGTTTTTAAAAGAAAAACATCAAATTCAATTTATTATAGGAAACGTCAATCGCGAACGAAAAAAAGACAAATATATTAAAACCATAGTTAGAATTTTTGATTTCCAAATTTTCGACAACGATCTCGCCCTCTATGAAATACCGTAATAAATTTGATTTCTCAGGCCAATGTTCTGACGATGGGCATAATGCGGAGGATCTTTTTATTTCTATCGCTGAAAAACAAGGTTGGAAAGCTGTTAAGGCAAATCGTAAACAGCAATTAGCGCACATAGACGTTTTTTTAACCAAAGAAAATTATGAAACGAGATCTTTAGATATTAAAGCTCAGAAGAAAATCAAAAGAACCGATACCGAAGTTAACGATGATTTGATTTGGGTAGAGTTTTTGAATGTGGCTGGCAAAGGAGGCTGGCTAGTTGGAGAGGCTCAATACATCGCTTTCGAGCGTGAGAATGATTTTATTATAGTTAATAGAGCAGCTTTATGGGAGTTATGCATGGATAAAGTAGATCAAAACTCTAGAGTCACAAAATCAAAAGACGCTCTTTACAAAATATACCAAAGAAAAGATCGCAAAGATGAAATTTCAATCATTAAATTTTCAGATATTTTTGAGAATTTAAAATACAAAGTTTGGCCTAAATGTTAGAAATCTCTCAATGCGAGCATAAATGGATTTGGAGTATGATTTTTGTTCGTATTCCTAAAAACGCCAGTACTTCTATCTATAATCATTTAGGAGACTTCAATCTTATCCATAAACATAAAAAAGAATTTGATCGTTTTTTAAACGACAAGACTTATCGTAAATGGTTTTCTCCTACCCATGTTAAACCAAACGAAATTAGTTTAGTAATGGGCAACATGGTTCACAACTACATGTCTTTCGCCATTGTTAGAAACCCTTGGGACAGAGCTATTTCCATGTATGAATTCGCGCTAAAAAACGATTTGGGGAAGCTGTATGGAATCAATTCAAAAATGACTTTTGCAGAATTCTGTGAATTAATGATGCTTAAATATGAGCAACAGGATAAAAACTTTATTGCTATTCATGATCAAAGCTCATGGTTAGAGGGGATGTTCTCTCCTAATTTTGTTTTGCGTTTTGAAAATTTAAAAGAGGATTTTGAAAAAATGCTAAACGACTGCGGCATCAAACACATCTCTCCAAAATTACCACATGAAAATTCCTCAAAGAGAGGTCACTATCATGATTATTTTGATTTTAAATCTAAGAGAACAATCGAAAAGATTTTTGAAAGAGATATTGACACTTTCAAGTATAAATATTAATATAAGTATAACATGATAGGAAATATTAAAGTTGTTGGAGCAAATGACATTCACCAAGAGTGGATGGATAAAACATTTGAGAACTGCGAACTGATCTCAGTTGACACGCACATGCACGTTTTAAAGATCCCAGAAAAAGAAGATTTGCTTTTCGAAATCACTAAAACAAGAATTTTCGAAAAAACACTTGTGCTAGAAGGATATTGTGTTATTGATAATAGTCTCGGCAAAATCGCCATTGAACTATCACCACATGAAAATCCTATTAATTGATTCACACAAAGGTTCTTTGAAGGAACCACAAAACTTGCACTGGCTAAATGCAAAACAAATTAAAGACCATTTAATTACATTGGGTCACCAAGTTGATTTGATTTGGAGCTATCCATCAGTCAATGATGTTATTGAGCCAAACTATGACAAAATCATTTTCAATCATGCTAGCCACTATTCGTATGTGGATTACAAATGGCTAGAACAGAGTCCAAATGCCGAACTCTTTCATATCACTAACGAGTATAATCTTGGTGAGCCGCGCATCCTATGGATGGCTGCGAAAGCTGGTCGCCGCTACCAAGTCATCGCTAATCACAGCGCAGACATCTCTAAAATTGTTGAGAAGTATGTGGACAAGTGGAACTTCGTTAACTTAAATAGTTTAGTGTTCGACCCTATCTCAACAACAAAAGAAAAGAAAGGTTGCGTGTATTACGGATCTTTCCGCAAAGATCGCGCTTCTTCTTTCCAGAATTATTTAAAAGGCTATGTTACAGTATCTACTCACAAAAAGAATAGGGAAAAGTTTGCGAACATTAATGTTCATGGTCCTTTTATTGATCGAATCAATTGGTCAAAAGATGGATTACTTGATTTCAAAACATCTTTGTATATCGAAGATGAAATCAACCATGACAACTATAATTGCTTGGCTAACAGATTTTACGAGTCTCTTAATTATAACGTACTTCCTCTTTTTGATGGTCACTGTAAAAATACCGTCGAGTTGTCTGGTTATAATGTTCCTGATCATTTCTTTGTTGATTCCGAAGAAGCATTAATTCAGAAAACCGAAAATACTCCTTTCTATCAGGACTATCTTCAGCAGTGGAAAGATAAAGCGTTGATTGAGAAAAAGAACGTCTTGACAAATATCGCAGCGATGTTAAAGTAAAAGTAAGTAAATCCTAAATAAATAACAAAATACATACATGAGCAAGCAGCTTGCCAATGCAATTGAAGAAGCAACCCCAGAGCAAATTGATTTGTGCTGGGCAGTCCTTAAATACAAGGAAATTGGAGTCTTTCGTAAAGTAAAATCACTGTGTTCCGCTTTCGGACTTGACTTTGATGAAGTTATCAACGAACTTCCTCAAGTTGATGGTCGAGTAGTTGACCGCGAAACCCGTCATTTAATTCACGAAACTCTGATCAAAGTCTCTCAAAATACACATTAAAAACTCGTTAAATATGAAAACAAAAGGTAAATCTGGTGTTAGTTGGTATAGCGTTTACAATCACAAGGGTGATCATCAAGCTTCTTATGATATGTGTTTTCAAGATGCCTATTCATGGGCACTTGATTGCGCAAAACATATCGGGGGCTATGTCTGCGAAGCAGGTGTGGACAAAGAGGAAAAGATTATTTTTGAATCTACGAAGAAGTAAAAATGCCTTTATTAGCAACAGTAAAATTATTGCTTGAGCTTGGGGTTCAATTTCTTAAGCTTAAGAATAAATCTTATTTTTACGATATTTTAGAAAAGCACTCCTCTAGAGTCAACAAGCTCAATGAGAAAAGAGAAGAGCTACGTTCAATCGCCAAAACCGATGAACAAGCTCAGGCAAAGAGGCTAATGGACGAAATTATCGAAGAAAAGGAAAAATTAAATCTGTTCCTAAAGCAAAACGACTTATGAAAAAACTCTTACTTTTAACAATGTTCGCAGCTTCTTGTTGCAACACTAATAAAATTGATTCAAAATCAGTCTCTCAACGAAGACTAGAACAGCCAGAAGCTTTGTTCTTGCCAGCAAATACATCAATTAAAACAACAAATGGAGAATATATTTCTGGCAATGTTGTGGAGATTTGGCATTCAGAAAAAACAGTAGAACAACTAGAGCAAAAAATTGCCCGATTTATCCCTCAACCATGAGCGCAACTAACACAAATAAAGTAGAATTAATTGGTTTCTACGGAAGCGACGAAGTACACGCATGTTCTGCTTGGACTTCTACCAGCCGAGACATCACAGAGGAAAAGCGCGAGCGAATTCCTAAACTATTAAAAATGCTTGCAGATGCAGGACATCATACACCTTTTGAAAAGAGTAGTCTTCATTTTCTTGTGGATTGTGACATCGCTTCTCATATTCACTTGCTCAAGCATCGCATTGGTGTTTCAATCAATGGTGAGAGTGCTAGGTATAAAGAATTAAAAGAGGATAAGTTTTACATTCCTGATGATTGGATTGCACTAGATGGTCATAATAATGAAGAATGGGATTATCCGCATACAAATTTTTCTGTTGGTAGTTGGGCTGATACTCTTGAAGAATATACTAAGCAAGGTAATGAGCTTTACCACAAGTGTCTAAAAGACCTTGAACCCACCCTTGGACGCAAACGTGCTAAAGAAAGTGCTCGTTTCTTCAAAACATACAACAGTCAGATTCAGGCTGACATCTCATTCAATTGGAGGAGCTTTCATCACTTCTTAGCATTACGCAACAAGCCAGATGCGCAGAAGGAGATTCGCGACATTGCTGCCACTATGCTCGACTTAGTTAAAAACATTAAAGGCAACCCCTTCAAACACACTATCGAAGCATTCGGGCATTAATTATGAAAACTTTTTTATCAAAATTAATTGAAAATCTGGAGAGCGAAATCTTCACTCTTGGCGAAGATACCCATCAATCTTATA